TCGAGATGGCATCTGTGCCGATCCCCGCCCCAGGGATTTGCACGCTCGGTAGATTACGCCCTTGCGCGCCCAATCGCTGTAACAGATTGCCGCCTGGCCCGTTGCCGCCCGTTTGTGCCTGATTGAAGGCGCTGGCCGCGTCGCTAATCTCGTCCTTGCTTGCCCCCAGTTCTAAGAGTTTTTTATTCAAACTGGCGGCGGCGGTTTCAGCGTCCCGCGTCTTTTTGGCAAGCGTGCCCATCTCCGTGCCCAATTGACGCAGTTGATCGGTCCGCGAGAGTTTGGCAAGCTCTTGCTGGACGCTTGTCGTGGTCGTGGCAAGTTTTTTAATCTCAGCAGCGGCTTCGGCTTCTCCCGCTGTTTTGATGCTAAGGGTCAATTGGGCGGTGCGTTTACTATCTGCCATCGTTGCCTCTAGTGGATCGCGGTCAGTGTGGCGTACAGATGGGCGTCAAACGTGGCAATCGACGATTGGAACAAGATTAACCCTATCACGAGGGCCAGCAGCAGACATAGGATGATCCATGGATAGAGGCGGCGCATGGTTAATCCCCCATATAATTCAGCCACTCTTGCGGGTTATTCGGCGCGATTGGGGCGCTGAAAATATTCTTCTGCGCTCTCAGATAATACAAACCGAGTGTTTGCCAGTCCTTCATCAGCGAATCGGATTGATCGTTATACCCGCCCGGTTCGGGATAAATATGATGCAGCTTACGCTCAAACCACGTTTGAATGACATAACCGATGTCGTTCGCAAATCGAGAGGGATCATCCATCAGCCCTTCGTCATCATCCGTCTCGCCTTTCTCAGCCCTGACAACCGCCCTCATGAAGTCTTCTACGTCGGCAATGTCGGCGGCGTGCTCAACGTCGTTTTTTTTGGCGGGAGGGTCGCGACATACGCCCGATTAAAGAGCGCGTACAATTCCTCATCTTCCTCAAGAAACACGTCAAACGCCGCTTTAATCTGATCCTCTGTCATATTCGAGTGACACCACCATGTGACGTTTTCAGGCGGCGTCACGGTGCTGCGGGACATGGTTTCCGCGTAGGTATCGACATTGGCATATTCATCACTCGGCATTTCCGTTTCATAGCCGAGCGCAGAGATCAATTTGCGCCGAAGACGTGTAGACTCCATCCCCGTGCGTACCGTTCCGCGCTGATACGTCACGTTTAACCCCTGATATTCAAACGTATACGGGTCCATGATGATCCTTAGCCGCTGTAGCCATGAATAATAACGCCGCGCTGGTCGAGTGTGATGGCGGGCGTGATGTTGGCGATTTTTGTGGACGGCGTGACCGTGTTCACAGTTCTCGCCACACGTTCAACAAAGGCCTTGGTGTTATTCGTGTTGACAGGGGTTTTATTGAGGACCCAATCGACCACCACGCCGTTACCTTTGAGCGCCGCCCCTGTCAGGGGATACGGGGAATTGAAGGGGAACGAGAAGGAGGACACATCGCCATTGACCGCCTCAGCAATCGTAACACCCCAGGGGTGATTGTACGCGGCTTGCGCGACGCCCTTATAGCGCTGGACGCCCGCAGTACGGCCCGTCAGCGTTTCACGGTTGAGGGGTTGGATCTGGACCACAGGGAAGATAAAACCCGACCAGGCCGCCTGGCCGCTGATCCCCGGATTGCGTTTGATGGCCCGCGAATTGACAATCAGGCACACCGTCGGATAGACCGGATTCCCAGGATCGCCCAGACCGATATTGATGTCTCCCAATGCTTCTACAAGGGTTCCTTGCAAGAGCGCATCAAGCGACAAATCCCCCTGCCCAAAATTCATCAGAAATTCGCGGGGGTCAGCCGAAGCGAAAATGAAGTTGCCCAGATTGGTGTCATCCCCCGGCACGGGAACGGTTTCACCTTCAAGGATACCAGTGGGCATCTCCTGAATCCCCACGAAGGGATAAAAGGGGCGAATCTGCCCCGCTGTAAGCGCCGTTGTCTCGTTTCCAATCGCGATATTGTCGTTATCCAGAAACGAGAGCCATGCTTGCTGAACGCCCGCGCCCAAACTCTGTGTAAATGCCATGCGTCAAACTCCTCTAATATTGATCTTGTTCGATATACTCCACAAACACACATCGCAGGGCGATTTCAACGCCCACCTGCGTCGCGTCAATCCCATCGTTTTTCTCTTGCACAAAACGCCCGTTGTTGATCACACGCACTTCTTGCAAGTTCGCCATGCGCACCGGATAGGCGTTTGACGTGAGCCACTGGCGCTGATTGAACGTTGTTTTCACAACAGGCATCCATTCATACAGTCTGCGTTCCGCCTCCCCCTTATAGCCCGACGTGAGATGCGCCACGACAAGACGCATAATGACCAATGGGGTATTCACGTCCTCATCCTGCGACCCATCGTCAGTGATGGGCACATCGGCAATCCGATTCGTGAAATACGGAAAACTCTCCGATGTTTTATAAAAATACGGCCATGCATCCGCTGCGATGTTAATCGACAGCATCGCCTCTTTCTGAATGGCGACGACGCGATCCAGCAGCTCATTCAAATAGGATACCATAAAGCGCCTTTAGATATTGGCATATTGTGAGAGAAGCGCTTGCACTTCTTGCAGCATGTCCTGCGGGAATTGCACGGCTTGCCCCATATCCGTGATCGTAATCGTGTTATACGCGCCCTGTCTTGCGTACAAGAACGCCGATTGACGGGCGGTCACGCGCCGAATGCCCTCCTCCACAAGGAACACGCTCACAGGGCTATCGATGAGATGTGCGGCTGCCGTTGATCCATTCACCCCGCGCACGACCGTGACCGTGTTGGTGATGGGATCGGTCTTTACGACGTCCATCCACTCCTCATCGATTTGCACGACATGCCCCGCGCTGATTCGTGGCGTCTCTGCATAGGGATTCTCTCCATCCACATTGCCCACTTTAAACGTCGTGGCCGTCGTGGTTGTCATCGCCACCGCCAAGGCATCGACCTCCAACCATGCATTCGCGTAATCGCTGTTGTAGCCCCATATCCCCGTGAGCGTGGCATTCTGCGGTCCCCAGGCATCGGTACAGGCGGCATAGGTATACCATGAACTATACGCGCTGCCCAACAATTGTAACTCCTGAAAGGGCGACGCGCCGACCGGGAAACTCTGAACGCCCGTGCCCACGGTGAGCGCCTGACTGTTGACCGTGATCCCTGTCAGGTCCATCATCGGCATACCGAGATCGAAGGTTCGAAGAACGCTGTTGACCCGGTAAGCGTCAATCGGCACATAACGCACGCCGCGCCAGGGTGTAAACAGGGACACGCGAGAGCGGAACGCCTGATCAATGCGCCGCGAAATCTGCCGCAGAAAACGCATCACTTTGGCGTCATCGGCGGCGCTTTCTGCATTCAATTCACTGCGCACATCGGCTAACGTGGCATACAAGCTCATATGTCCACCCATTGTTTAGTTTTACTATCGTAATTGGAAACTATAGTGTCTGTCTCAAGATCCACAATTTCACCGCCATCAGGGGGCGTTTCGTCCCACGCGCCTGTTAGGATGTTTGTAGCTTTTGCTTCCTCGATGGTTGCAAATATCCCTTTGTTATCCCCCCAACCCCCTTGGGGATAGTAACGAGGGTATGAAAACACAGCAAATCGTTTCATCGAAACCCCTTCCCTGAGCGTGTGGAACCCGTCTGCACGCTGCCAAATGACAGAATGTCATACCATGCGTTCGTCGCGAGATCGGTCGCGAGATCTTCAGCTTTCAACAGGGTATCCTCGTAATGATACCACTGGGGGAACATCGGCTGGCGATCTGGCCCGCTGCCCGCCACATACTCGGTAATCCCTGAGTCGTTTGAGACGGTCAATGTGGAACCAGCCCCATCTTTCACCGCCGCTGTCTTCCATGCTTTCTGGAACGCCCCCGTGCGTCGATAGGGCAAATTACCCTCCTTGCGCAATTTCGCCATCACATAGCGGCGCTGCTTCTGACTTTTCCAGACGAGAGGATAAGATGGCTTGGGGATACTCACATTCACCAGATTGCGCACGACGTAGTTCTCGACTTCCTTCTGAATTGTGCGCGTGACATAGATGTTCATCGTGGTCGGCGCGGCGGCAATCTCACGGGCCAGTTCGCTGAACACCTCTTTGTCATAGCTGAGCGTGTAGCTAACCATTCATAACCTCATCAAATATCCGCGACAGTGTTACTCTGTCATCTCCTACGCTTACGCCTGCGACTAGGAAGACAAATTCCGTTTGCGAGAGGCGGTGCAAACTAATCTGATACCCCCATGATGCGCCCACACTACGATGATCGCCAATGTCCACGATATCAAAACGCGTCTTCCAAAGAATTGTAACAGTCTTGCGAAGCTCACTCTCAGGCGTATCAGCAAGAGACTCCCCAAAAAAGATAAAAGTACTCATCCGTGATCCCCCCCAGTCCAACGATGTCCCATCATCCCCGCGCCCGCAATCGCCCCCACATACACAACCTCTCTGAGGGGCGTGTAGACGTACAACAGATACGCCGCAAGTCCTACCCACAGGATCAAGCACCACTGGCAAGTCAGTAGCCCGCCCATTGTCGTCACGGCCCGCAAGCGCGCAAAGAGATTGAACGGGCCCGCTGTCTTGATGAGGACATACGACACATACCACGCAAAGAGGGCGAGAATAAGCAGGTCAAGGATTGTCATTGGTTTCCCGTGCAAACATAACAAAGCGCTGTCTTTCGCTTAAGTGACTGACGCTCACAACGCGCCATCCCTCTCGATTAGCAATAACGTTAAGCTCTTTGTCCTTATCATCCCACAGCAACGGATAAGGAACGCTATCTTTAAGGTATTGCATCAATGTTCTATATTCGGTCATATCAACACCCTCGGCAGTATCTCGGTGAACAACTCTTTCAATCGCGCCGCAAACGAATGGTGCGCTCTGACGTAATCATACGCGCATTTCACGATTTTGGCGCGTTTGGCTTCATGTTTGGGATTCATGTAGTAATCGATCAGCTTTTTGAGGTCGGTATAATCGTCCCACGCGACATAATGTTGACCCGCAATGAGCCCGGTGTAGTCTTCCAGGCGGTCAACTTTTTGATGCAGTAGCAGTGCCCCGCCCGCGTAAAGACTATCAAATACACGATTGGAAATGAACCCGGTATCCCGTGCATACTGATTGTCTCCCACTTCGATCTTTGCCGAGCGGCGTATCGCGTTCGACAATTCAAACTCATACGTTGAATTGCCCGCATTGTACTCCTCAAACTCTCCGACCCAACCCGATCCGACCAGTCCGACATGATACGGGCTTGCCGTGAGCACGCGGGCCAGTTCGCGGCGCTTGTCGCTGTAGGCGCTGCCCATGAGGACAATCTCATAGGCGTTTTCAGGCGCGATGAAGAGGCGTTCGTCAACAGGCTCATAAGCACACTGCCAGTACGCCGCCGCGACGCCTTCACGCGCGTACACAGGCAGGGCCGCGCCATTGACGACCAACTGCACATCGACATTGGCCTTCAACCACTCTATCGTTTCCGAGGTAATCAGGGCGTCTAAGTAAACGTCCCCATTCCAGTTCAGACACAGCATTTCAGGCTGATTGTCCCGCGCCGCTGCCAGGTCGATCAAATCGCGCTGGCATTGGGTGAAGAGAATATCCGGTTGCCACGCCTTCACGAGGGCGGGCAGGTCATAGGGCTCATTGATGTAATCGACTTCCACCACCGCCCCGTAAGACGCCAGTCCCTCGCGCAAGCCGCGCTTCAATAGGGGATGATGCGGATACACCTTGCTTTCAAAGATAGGCAAATACAGCGTGCGCAGTCCCACGGGTTTAAGTGGATTGTCCACGCAGCAGTGATCTTTCATCTGAGGCGGGGACGTGAAGCGCTGATAATAGCCGCCGCCCTGCTGCAAAGTGCGCTTTTCATGCTCAATATTCTGCACGCGTAGAGAATCGTTTGCGACAATATCTTTCACGCGCACGCCTTCCACTGCATCGACAGAATAGCCGTATTCGAGGATACGCGCTGTGAGATAGTTATCGCCGCCGTAGGTATGCGATTTAAACAAGGGATCATACGCGCCCCACCAGCCGCACAAATCGCCCAACCAGCGCCGATACAAGCCAACTTGCGCGTAAGGCACGCTGATCGTCTTGCCGTCGGGAGACAGCACGGTCATCGTCTGGACATGATAGCCCGCGTGCTTGCCAATCGCCCCGCGATCATCGGCAAAGGCCACTGCACCGCACGCGGGATGATCTTCCAGATAGGCGAGGGCCGCGAGAATTGAGTAGTCGACTATTTGAATATCATCATTTGCAAGCAAACAATACGTGCCGCGTGCCGCATACGCCCCGTCCGAGAACGCCTTAATTGCGCCTAGCAATGATCCATGTTCAATCAGTCTTACGTCGGGCTGAGACTTACACCATTCAATTGTTCCGTCTGTGCTACCCCCGTCTACAATGACAATCTCATAAGCGATGCCATGATGCAAATAGCGCCGCGCCGATTCGATCATCTGTTGCAACAGGGAGAGGCGGTTGTACGTGCCGCTAATGAGGCTAAGAAGCATTTTGTTTGCATTCTTTGATAAGCGCGTCATAATTGCGCCACTTTCCCTTGATAAAGTATTGCAATTCATCGGGTGCAACGCGGCGTTTGAAATGTTCGTCTTCTTCGAAGAATTGGACCGTGAGAATATCCCGTATCTCAATTGGAATATCGCGCGTGCTAAATGAATCAAATCCTTCAAACCCGTATCGCATGATAACCCCTTCGTGTCTGTAATGCAGCACGAAGCGAAAATCGGAGTCGGGTTTGTAGCGTATGCGTGTTTTCAATGGAATCTTCTCAGAGAATTTATCCCAATTAAAATAGCCTCCGTAAACCTTTGTTTGGACGCATTCACCTCTGTTGTCAATCGCCATTATTCTTGTTCTCCCCTGATTTCGACAAGTCGCAACACAATCGCCCCTTCCTCAGCCGCCACCACCGCCCGCCATGTGCCATCGTCAGACAGCCTGAACTTTATTCCGCGTGTTTTGTAGCGCGCTTCGCAGTCCCGTTCACAGTCCTCTATCGATGGATAGTCATCGACTTTGTAGATGGTATAGGGCGAGATGAATGTGAGGGCGTACATGGCTATTCTTCCTCAGAGCCTACCTCTTCCTCGTCCGATTTCTCATAGAACGAGAGGCTAAAGCTCTCTTTTTCGGAATGCGTGCTGAGAACAAGATTGTTCTCAATAGCGATTTCACGCGCCAACGTATTCAGACGGTTGATCTGATCGTCCGTCATGATCCATTTGGATGTTGCAATGGGGGCAATGTTGAACACTGTGTATCCGTTGGTTGCGCCAGTATAGAACAACCCTTCATTAGAGCGAGGGCGATTAACGTCGAGAGGGGGCACGGTCATGATATACTCCATTATTCGATTAAATCGAGCGATGCAAACGGATGATCTTTCAGGAACTCAGGCACGTCAACGCTCTCCCAATTCCAGGCTGTCGAACCTACGGGATGCAAGTCCGTTGTGCGCAAGGGATTCATGAAGATATCATGGAACCAATCGCAGTCCTTACGCCATTCGTTTTTATGGCCGTGCGTCTCCTGTTTGTACTTCACAATCTCAGATCTTTGGGCATAACCGAAATGATTGATTGTTCGATACTGTACGCAAGGGCCTTGATGGGGCGTGAATGTTTCCGCGCCACTCTTTGTATTAGGGTAAATCAAACGTACAGGGAACGCGGGATCATGCAAGATGACCTGCTTAAGACTCCTCCAGTAATGAATCATCGGCATTCTGATATCGCGCCGATGCCACGTGCTTGTTTCCTCAATCGCCTCTCTCAGCAGTCCGGGCGGCCAAATTTCATCACTGTCTAACACAACAATGACATCGGCGTCTGGCGCAAGCGCGAAGATGCTGTCGCGCTGCTGCCCTTCGTGCGTCCATGTGCTCTCAAACCAACGCAGTTTCTCCCCCGCCGCTTGATAGGCAATGTCATAGAGTTCATCGCGTGTGTCCGGGCAGGGCGTCGATGTGCGATGACCGTGTGAGCCGATAGGGGTGTATAACACGAAATATTCATCCACCTCATCAATGATGGAACGAATGGCGTGGCCCAAGTAATCTTTCCCGTACAGCAGAGCACTATATCCGATGATGTTCATAGGCCTATTTGCGCCTCTATCCATGATTGTGTTTCAGGGTGCAGTTTGCGCGCATGTGCTGTTTTTTCGTACCAGCCTTTTGTATCTGCGTTGCCGTATGCTAGTCCTGCGCCGCGCCAATCAGCAAGCATTTCTCTCATATCGGCGTCAGGCATCTTGAGAATCTTTACCGCGCCACTGTCTTCCATCAAGACCCATGCTTGCCAATGATGCTTGCTAACTTTCTGATGGCGATTCCATGTTGCATCGAACGCCTCAGTCTCGACATACTGCTTTGATCCATCAGCGGCATAAAACGCATGAGCATACGCACGGAACATCTGAGGGCCAAACTTATCCCAATCGTGAATGATCAGACGCAGCATTGAGAGACCTAACTTGCGCCCCTCCTGATAGACAAACCGCTTGTGCCTGAGTAGAGCTTTTAAATAGGCTAGGTAACGTTTCATCATGCCCCCTTACGCCAGATAGCAAACCCGCAGTCGGCAGGCTCGATCAACACATTCGTGGTCTTGTAGCCCGCCCGCGCGATGCCCTCTCTCACAGCAAATCCTGCCACCGCGTGCATGGCGTCATGCGAGATGATCACGCCCCCAGGATTGAGAAGTTTATCGGCGTGCGACCACACGAACGCGACTTGTTCAGCGTCGTGCATGGCGTCCTCGAAGATGAAATCATAGGTGTATTCGCGTTCAACGGCCATCGGAAGACACTCTTCAATCGACACGGCGTGCATAGTCGCAAAGGGTTTGAGTTCTTTGGGGATCATGTCTCCAATGACAACATCCCCATAGGCGCGGTTATCGATGCATTCTATAACGCCGCCGTCGTTATCCCTCAACGCCTGTAAGATATGCGTCGCGCTGGCCCCGTGCCATGTGCCGAGTTCCAGCACATTCGCGGGCTTCAACGCACGGATGAAGGCGTACAGGAACTGCCCTTCCACGCGCCACAGTGAGCCTGTCGGGAATCCATCGTCATAGAGGGCATGATAGCCCCCATGCGGGTCTTGAAGCATAGCATCATACATCGTCTTAGCGTCTAAGTGGAACGTTTCTGCGATTTGCTTGAGTGCGACGGGGAGAGGGGTGGCGGTCATGACCAACCATCCTTTTTACTGTTCTTGCCCATGATCAGATTTAGGGCGTGCCCATCAACTGAAGTCCAGCGCTCGACAATGACCCATCCATCGTCTAGCAGTTCATTGAGCAGCGTTTCGCACTTAACGGCATCGGCGTGCCAATCTTCAATTTGTCTGGCTGTCAACGGGAGAGGGCAATATCGCGCCCTCACACTAATAACCTTGATCATAATGCCCTCCCTATAGAGCACTTTCAATGTAAGACTTGAAAGAATTTGATACGCACAGTGTATCGTGCAATTCATCCGCTTTGTCCCTCAATATCTGGGGGTAGCGCTGTGTCATCAACGCCGTGTAATCCGCGATGACGCTAAAATCCGCATACAGCACGCACGTGTCAAAGATGCCCCTGTCGATGACTTGCTCACTGATGAGGGGCTTATGCCAGGCCGCCGCAATCGCAAAGCGCAGGGGGGCGACGGTTGCGACCCGTTCATGCTGATGGACATGCACGACGCTCTTACACGATTTGAGAACCGCATCGCGTTCCGGGTCCCACGCATTGGGCGCAATCGTCAGCCCGCGTTCGATCATCTTGCCAAAGGCCTCATTGCGGCGTCCCGTGCGATACGCGAGGGGCGCGACGTCATAGATTGTTGGGTCAGGTGCGGCGTCTCCCACAAGGCCGGGATGAGAACCGAGCGGGACATACTGCGCATGGATACGTTCGGCATACCATTTGTCAGACGCCCACACACGCGAGACGCCGGGAGGAATTGTCAGGTCAGACTCGGACCATGCGTAATCGCTTTCTTTCAACCTCCATTCATAGTCAGCCAGGATGATTGTCGCCCTGCCTTGCCGCCAACCGTGATTGTTCTCCCCATTGAGAGGGGTGAAGATGTAGACGTTATCACTGTCTACATCGATCTCATCGCAGTAAATGACAGGATAGCCCGACAACCGCGCCAGATTAAAATAGTCGGTATACGAGTCATAGACTGTACGCGTCTGGACAAAATAGACATCACTCATTCGAGGGCCCTCTGTATCGGCTCTTCATTGAGCTTTCGCATGAGACTGACTGCGCGGCGTTCGTTGTCTTTGCTATCAGAGCTATCAAATGCTTCAACAAACTCTCGTTTGATGTACTCTGGCTCGCCTTTAAGGATATCCCCATGCAGGCAAATATAAACGCTCCATGCCCCTACGTGGGGGCGATTGGCAATAGCGTGATGCTGCCATGCGCGAAGGCTTATCTCACTCATGGCAGATCGTCCCCCTCAACCTTGGTCCATCCTTGCGCCTTTGCAATCGTCTCGCCCTTTTTGCGCGTGTTCGCGTGTGGTTTGTATTCGATGGGCGATTGTGGTTGTGGCGCGGGCATTCCCCCGCCAAAGATGGCGGCGGCGGCTAATTCCCAAGGCACGTCGGGGTTAGACTTGTACTCAGGCATCAGAACGACGCCGTTTGCGGCCTGCAAGGGGGCGTCGATGCGCTTCCACTGATGGGGCGCGGCGGCAATGTCCAGCGGCGAGACGTACAGGAGCTTCGGATAGGATGTGCGCGGATAGAGGCGGCCCGTCGAGAGTCCCATCTTGCGCGCGTTGCCGTTCCAGAGGGCCTGGGCCAGCACGTCGCCGTCACTCGGCTCATTCTCAGGTGTCAAAGGGTGTTGTGTGGTATCGCCGCAGCAGCCCATCAGATTGTATCCTCCATAGCGATTGGTCATATACTGCAATGCTTTCAATTCGTCCCCGCTTTGACGGGCCGCGATCGACCGCTGCCCGCCCTCCCGATAATGCACAAGGGGGGCCACGATGTGCAGCCCACAGAGACCGGACAGACGCAAGCGGACATAGAAATCAGCGTCTTCAGCCCCTTGCAAGACCTCATCAAACCCGCCAATTGCACGCACGGCATGTGTCGGAATAACAGCGGTCACCAGATGGAATGTCTTGTTGGTCCATGCGTCGCACGGTTCGGGGGCGGTATGAACCACGTTGTTGATGCCGAGCCAATCCGTATAGACATAACGCTGGTCGGTCTTTTGCGCGGCATACTGAGCCAGCACGCCCAATGTGACTTCGGCAAAGTGAGGGTCTAAGGTGTCGTCGGCGTCGAGGAACGTGCAGTACTCCCCTGTTGCCTGTTCAAGGCCGCGATTCCGAGCCCAACCGCTTCCATTGCCCTCCATATCGTCAATCACGATGACTTCGCAATCGACTGTCTGGGCATTCACACTGGCAACGGCTTGCGTGACAATCTGCGAATGATACGGACCGCATGGGATGATGATCGAGAGATGTGTCATGTTGTGCCTATCGAGGATAGACCGCCTGATTACGATCTGTGCTAAGGATAGCATGAAGTGGCGCTGCGATGCAAGCAGCGCCCAGAAGGGGTTAGAAGAGACGACCTGCCCAATCTTGAGGCAGTTTATCGCTCTTGCTGGAATTGCATGATTTGTGGGCTAACACGATATTGCGAGGATCATGTCTACCGCCGATATTGATGGCTACGATGTGATCGATTGTCACATCGTCCCCCATCGGCTTGGAGCACCACCAACACAAGCCCTTCTGAGAGCGTAATTGCAAATCCTTGTCAGCCTTAAAGAAGCCATCACCCCCATTGCCTTTGATTTGAGCGCGGCGCATATGCTTATGATTCGCCATTTTCTCAGGATTGGCTTTAGCCCACAAGCAAGCACGACGTCTGATTTTAGGGGCGTTGATTTCATAGTACGCTATGGCGTAATCATGGCGACGCTTGACATTCTTTTCACGCCAGCGCTTTTGATAGGCTTGAATATGCTCTTTACATCTCTCGTAACTGCGTTTCTTTTGGGCGGCGACTTTCTCAGGATTGTTCTGTCGCCATTCACGTTTTTGTTGCGCGATCTTTTCAGCGTTTTCAGCGCGATAGGCCTTGACTTCATCGAGTCGCCCCGCGTGATATTCACGATGCCATTCTTTTGTGCGCTCTGTGTTGGCGTAGTGCCATGCAAGGGCTTTAGCCTTAGCGCACTCTTTGCAAGAGTAGCTTAAGCCTTCTTTGGCTTTCTTGTCTTTGTACCAGAACTCAGGGGTGAGGGGGTATGAAACGGAGCACTTTTTGCAAGTGCGTTGTGGTATACTATCCATGTCGACTTACTCCAATCCAGTAATCGATAGATCAGCCGCGCCCTGATAGCGTGTTGATCAAAAAGCAGGGATGACACATTGTCATCCCTGCTTTGTATTATAGCACAGATTGGGCGGTTTAGGCTATTTCTAGCCTATTAAGACCGATATGTAACTCCCCCATTGCGGTGAAGGTAGGTAACCGCAGGGTCTGCGACTCTGGTCTGCGCGCCGTAGCTGAATGAAATATCATCCCAACGAACGGCCAGGAATGGCGTTTCGATAAAGGCGCGTAATTTCATGCTGAATTCGAGTTCGATACACCCGCCCGCCTCACGCTTGTTCATCATGTACATGCCGTTGTTCATGAATTCGGCGCTTGGATACACGATGCCAGCGAACTCGCGGGCGTACGTGTTCCCCATGTCATGGTATTCGACATTGATCAGAGGGCGTCCGTTCCATGAAATCGGCAGCAGATAGGCATCAGCCCGCAGCACGTTCGGCGCGGCTGATCCGAGGCGCGGCATAGAAATGCCGTCCGAGAAGATGACGGGCACGGGCACACCGTCAATCAAGAGATACTGCCCGTTCTGCATTTCAAGGCGCAGGCGATTGGTTTCATCCCCTGTGATCTGAATCGGCTGGCCCGCATTGCTTGACTGGCAGCGATACGTCAGATATTGGCAGGACCACACTTCTGTGAGCGCGCGGAAGAACTCAGCACGCAGGACAAACGCGAACTGCACCCCGTCCAGGCCCACCTGTCGCGCGGTGTCATTCACGGCGTAGTACTGATCCGCAAACGATTGCACGATATTCGACCCGCTGACCGTGGCCCCCACATCGGCGTTCCAGGTGATGACAATCGAGTCGGCAGCAGGGCACGCGACGCCTGTAATGCTGTCGGTGTATCCGGTCTTGACGAGGGTATCAAGGCCCGCAAAGTCTTTCCACCAACCCGTAATGGATGTGTTTGTCCCGGCCACCCCGTTCCACAGTTCTGTTTCAAACGACCGGGCGATCTGATTGCCCAGGGTGTAGAGTTCGTATTGAAGCTGTGAGCGCGTGTCGGTCAATTGCCACATGCGGTCTGGGATGAAAGGGTTATCACGCGGCGGGCTGTTGAGAATTTCGCCAGGAATATCGGCGCGATTGCGGAGTTGGCCGACTTCCTGCAAGGGCACGATACGCGTGTTCATCTTGAAATTGCCAAAGGCGTACACCTGTTGGCACGATTTCAGCACGCCTGGCAGCGCACCGGGGGCGCACCAATCGGTTTGCGCATTCGCAACCCCCGCTGTTTGCCCGGTCATGATCGAGACGATTTCATTGCCAAATTCGGACTTACGCGGGCGCAGGATAGACGACATCGAACGCGGGCGCATGAGAGCGCTGAAACGATCAGGCCGCACGCCGGGGCTGCTGAAAATGCCGTACTGATTGGCATTCGTGAACGACTGGCCCTGAAAGGTGCCGCTTGCGGTCGGCGTGCTGCTGGACGGGTCATTCTTCTGCCCGATATTCAGAAGGCCCGATTTACTCATCTCACTGATTTGTTTCTCAGTGAACTCAATGCCATTGACCAGAATGCCCATTAGCGGTTTTCTCCCTGTGTCGGCAATTTCTTCATTTTGCCCCAGAACGGATCGATGGTGGTTTCGCCCTCTTCTTTGGCGATCTCAGCGGCCTTGACGACCTCCGCAATCGCCTCGTAATTCGTGCCCTTTTGCTGCTGGGCGCTGCGGGGGGTCAGCTTCTCCCGCGCCTCCAGCATGGCAACACGCTGTTCAAGTGTCTGCTCATACGCCTTTGCCTTCGTGCGTTCGTCTTCCAGCGCCTTGACGGACTTCACAAGTGCCATTTCAGCCTCCATCGACCCCTGTTGAGAACCCACGAGTTCCATCACAAGGCTGTAGATGGAATTGAGCGTGCTCACCCACTTGCCCATATCGGCGGGGGCCTCTTTCTTCTCCCCGTCCATCTCATCCACAGCGTCCGCTTCCAGCCCTTCGGCCTCATCCATCAGGGCGGCGGGCTTGGCTTTATAAACCAGCCCATTCAATTCACTTAATAGCTTGGCGCGTTCTGCGGCTGTGCCGTGAAGTTTCGCGGCCACCTCAGTTGCCGCGCCGGACGTGATCTTTGCAAACACTTGATCCAAGTGTTTATCGCTTTGTGCTGACATCGATGTAATTACTCCTGCATACGTCATGGCGTTAGCGGCTAAAGCGCGGTCAGGAAGATAGGTGCTCTCCTGCTTAAAAATGTGCAGATAATCCCCGTCTGCGGTGCGGTCTTCCTCGCGATAGCCGAATCGATGAGAGGCCCCGGCGTTATCCCCGTTTTCTTCGGCAAAGTCAAACAGCACTTTGGAAATAGGGTCATTGGGGATTTCTTCAATGATTTCGATGAGAAACGGCTTGATGTAGCTGGTGGATATAATCTTCCCCATGACGACATCATCATCATGCCACCACAAATAAGGATTGTCGTTGTGGTACACATCTTCGGCGGGAAAACAGGACGCCACATATTCTTCCAGCGCCTTTGATGTGATGGTTTCGTTCTCACGGTCCATGTAGGCGTTTGATGTGATGGAAAAGATATGCCGCAATCCCGTGTTATCGGCGGGAAACGTCTTCACCCCCAGAACATGATCATCCCTGAACATCCCCTTGAACTTCTGTATCAAGGTCTTATCCATGCGCGGCGTTGCGATGAACGATTTGACCGCATGGGGATGATCGCGTATCGGCGGCGTCTCATTCTCAGGCGTGTTGGCGATGGCGTCTACTTCGATGAAATCAGTCATGTGAATCCTCCGCAAGAATGACATCGATATAGTATTCTTGCCCCTCTTTGAAGTCTGCCACGACGTGAGACAAAACCGTCATCATGAGGTTGCCAGACGGGGTGTATTTCCAATATTTCGCATTCTCGTGATTCGGATCGTCCGAATACACGGCCATGAGGTTAATTGACGTGTGCTCAGGATCACCACCTTGCGGAGTGACACTGTTCACTTTGAATTTAGCGCGAATGTTCATAAGAATCCTTTAGATCATGATCCAATATATCACAGGTTAGAAAGTGCCGCGTGCCGTTTCAGTCGTGCGAACAAGCTGGCACTTACAGTTAAACCCTTTGCATTTCAATTTACTCGCCCGTGGCAAGAGCCCGCGCGCCTTCCAATTGCGAATGCGATGTACCTGCCCATTGAGGCGCAAGCAATCGTCACAATGTTCCGTCAGCCCGTAGCGCCATTCATACATCGCGTTCTTGTTTGCGTTCGTCATGCCGCCATCGAGGAACGCCTGCAAGCTCTTGCCCCACATGTTCGCCCGACTATACAGATTGCTCTGTGTGATCGTCTTCTTCACAAGCGCGTCCTGCCCCAGATTGGGCACATACTGACTTTGATCGACAAAGATACGCATGTAATCGGCGTTGTCTTCGGGGTCTAATGTCTCGACGTACACCCCGCCCTGCGCCAGTCCATCGCGATAGGCCTGATAGCCGTAATTCTTGAGGAAGCTGCGCATGGTGATGTTAAAGGCGCGCGTGTCGAGATACGGGTTCGGCGTGATGGCAGACTTGAGAAGATCGGTCACGTCCTGAATAAAGCCGCTTTCCGTCACGTCATAGGACTTCTTGACGCTCTTGACCTCCTCATCCACATTCAGGCGCACATCAGGGCCCTGGGGCGTGACAGGGGGCGTGACAGGGGCCGCGCCCGCCGTATTGTCCTGAGCAATCACGGGCTGATCGATCACGTCGCCACCGCGCACGGAGTCTTGCAGGGCATCGCTCACGGCTTCAATTTCGTTGGACATCATGGTCCGCGCTTCCTGCCCACTGATTGCCCCCGCCCCCACAAGGGCCACCGCCACGGCGGACCACGCCTGGGCTTTTTGCGCGTCCTCTAAACTCTCCTGACTATCGCGCGTCTTAAACTCAAACGTGTATTCATCCGGGAGGCAGTCGTTCAACTTGCGTTCCAACTGTTGAAGCAGATAGCCGAGCGTCTTGCCGCGTGACTTCTGCGACAGAACTGCCGATTGTCCTTGCGATCCAATATTGCCGCTGCCTGACAATTGCATGAGTTCCATGCGATCGATGCCCATCGCGAGGGCCAGCGCGTCAACATCAATATCCGTGTAGACGCGAAAATCAAACTTCTCAGGCGCGCTGGAGAAGTCATAGCTTTCAATCTTAGGCATGTGGCTTACGTCGGCGGCGAAATAGAACTGGCGCTGTCCATACGTGGCCCGTCCATCCATCGCTTGCTGATTGCGATACTTCGCTTGCTCCTTTTCCCAGTCGGCCTTCATGATCCCGCCCACCGCCGTAAAGCCTGGGGGCGGCACATCATCGAGGCGCGTGTTGATATAGCGCGTCTCCCACACCTGCCGCATCGCAATCGACACGGCCCGACTGAGGGCGCTGTCGCCATACCCTGGGCGGCGCTGATCCCCATCGTCCATATCCAATAGACGGATCACGCGGGCATGGTTCAGCACGTGCAAGCCGCCCCAACGGTCATAATAGACCGCCGGATAACGCGGATCGCCCGTGGGGTAGGTGTACAGGGGGTCGATATGCGCCAAGCCCGTCATCGGGCCGTTGGGCGCATCAAACGCCTCCCCCGCCGCGATCACTTCGATATAGCCGCCCGCGTCATAGCGCAGGAAATCAACCACGGTCTGCGCAATGAATGTGCCCCAGCCCTGCCCAAAATTGGCTTGACGCAGAACCTCCTGATAATAGTTCACCCCGTCATCGCGCTTCAAACGCCAGCCCTGCTGAGACGCCATCCGCCCAAACACGGGATTGGGACGCGTCTCGTTCTCAAGCGCTTTGATCTCCCAAGGAAGGGAGGCGATATTCTTGGCGAGTCCCGTCATCGCGCCGCGAACCATCCACATTTCATCCATGAAATACAACTCTTTGAGCGCCAGTTCACGTGAGCGTGTGCCACGGGGCGGCAGAAACGAGGTACGCAGGGCGGGCTCACTGAATCCCGATTGGATACCATCGCGCGTCACGGAGGGCGGGATCTGAATCGATTCGCGAATGGCCCGTGAGATTTGATCGTCGGGCGATGGGGCAACAGGGATCATATTAGTCATAGCGTAATTTCCATGCCATATACCTCAGAGAATCCGCATGATGGTCATTGAGCTTCGCGGGGCGGCGTTCTCCGTTGATCCCCGTGGCACTCTCGGCATACTCATAACTCTGAAAATCATTGATCAATTCCGTACAGCGCGGGTGAACCTTCAACAGACGCACGCCGTTGCCATCGCAGATGAGACGCCGAACGTTTTTGATGCCCTCTGTCACCACATGCGTCGCCCCCATCGTCTGAATGCCCTGGGCCCAGATACGCCCTTTCAATTGGGCGGCGCTGCTGTCCACATACGCAATGTCAGGCAGTGGATAGCCTAACTCTATCACATGTTTAATCGAGATCTCTTCAACTTCAAGTGTGGCGCTGTATTCGGCAAAGATATTCAATCCCCCTTGGGGGGTGAATTGGCCCAACAGGAACACGCGGGGATGATACGAATCCGTCCCGCGCCCCTTCCCCAGGGCGTAGCCATCGTCAACGCCCCAGGCAATCGGCCACGCAGGGTTATAGTCGGCCTCTTCAGATACATTGCCATCAGGCTCCAGACTAAAGTTATCGTAGATCGCCCCTTCTGACTGCACCCATCGATTCAAGACGAGACGTTGATACTGTGTCCCTGTGAGCGTTGCAAGCGTCTGAAAATAACTCTCTGGTAAATACGGGTTGTCTTTGGCGACGGAGTAATACACGTGCGCTTCCCCACCAATGATCAACCGTTGGTTGATCCAGTGGCCGGGGGCGTCGGGATTGGTCGTCAGAATGATTTGCCGCCATGACGCCGCTGTGTGCCGCAAACGCGCTGCGAGTTCATTGAAATCTTCCTCATCAAGCGCGGTCGCCTCCTCAATCCAGATGACATCAACGCCGCCTTCCCCGCCAATCGAGCGCACACTCTCGCGCTGATCATCGTCCTGCATCCCGCCTGTATACAGCACCGAACCATTGGGATAGGTGAAGGTATTGTCGCTCTTGTTCCATGTAATGCCGCTGCGCATACCCCCCATAACCTTCCACATGGTCGGCACACACGAACGATTTGCGCTCTTGAGCGTCTTACGCACCATGAGACCGACCGCGCCGGGATACTTGAGCAAATAGGCGTGCAGCTTTTCAGCCGCCAATCGTGATTTGCCGCCGCCGCTCCCGCCTGAGAGAAGGATCACAAGCGACTTATCATGCCAGGGGGCGATGTGCCATGTGAGAGGGGCAAAGGGGGCGAGTCTATTCGGCGGCGTCCCAATCATCAGGGCTGATTCCTTTGTACGCTTTCAAGGCGACTTCACCACTGTGTACATGTTCCTGCTTGACGCTCATATCCAATCCGAGCAGCTTCGCCCGCCGCTCACTGATGCGGATCGCCCGATCAATCGCGCCCAGATGCCCATTGTTCACCTGGGGTTGCAAGACAAGCGTCATACGGTCTAAGCGTTCCACTTCCAGCGCCCGCAGTTGTTCAGCGTTATCGACGTTCTCTTTAATCGCCTCGGCCAGCATCGTCTTGATGTCGCCGTGAATAGTCGCAGGGGACGTTTCAAGACGTGACGCAATCTCACGAATCGACAGGCCGGAACGCCGAAGTTGAAGCGCTTTTTCCTGTCGTTCGGTGATATTGATCGTCTTGGATTCTGATTTCTTGCCGTGTGCCATTGTTCAAGTCTCTACAAGTTTAGAGGGGATTCGAGATGGGCCGTTTGCCCTGTGAACGTTTCCCATCGCTGAATGATCACGGCTGCATACTCAGGACTGATCTCGAATCCATAGCAGATACGATCTGTTTGTTCAGCAGCAATAAGGGTTGTGCCTGAACCGAGAAAGGGATCGAGAATGATAGCGTCTTTCTCTGAACTGTTATTGATTGCGCGGACAACAAGATCGACAGGCTTCATCGTGGGGTGTAAGTCATTAGAGAGAGTGCGGGTGATTTCCCACACATCCTCCTCGTGATAGCGCTCTCCGTAGAATGCACCCCCAGATTGACCGTAAACAATAGGTTCATAGCGTAGTTTGTAATCCTTATTAGAGATAGTGCTTTCATTCTTGACCCATGCAATAATTGACCGCCACTCTAATTGGCAAGAGCGCATAGCCGAGAGAAGTAAATCAATATCAAGTTGAGAGAAACAAATATACCACGCCTCGATGCCCGTCCGCATACACACTAAAAGAAATTTCTCGCAGAAGTTTTTGAGGTCTTTTCCTGAAAGCGTGTCATTTTCAATCGCGCTATATGTAGTGTTTAAAGTCTTGTGTCCATTGACTTTTACACCATCAATAGTTGTGTGGCTTAAGAGTTGCCCTTTAAATGCGATGCCATAAGGGGGATCAGTGAACATCATAGAGGCTCTCTTGCCCTGCATCAATCCCTCTATCACGCCCCTATCGGTACTATCCCCTATCGCAAGACGATGTTTGCCCAACTGCCAGATTTGCCCTGACGCCGTTCCATAGTGCGCCGCAAGCTCCTGCCCGCGATCCATCTGCGGTCCTGCGTCCTCTAGCGGCGCATCCCCCATAAAGTCAATCCCGTTCTGTGCCGCCAGATCATCAAGAACGGCTTGCAGCGCGTCATTCTCCGTCTCAATCCCCTGTAACAGCGCGTCGAGGCTGTCCTTGTCGTACACCGCCATTTGCGTGATCCAATCGAAGGACGCCAGGGCTAACGCCTCTTCCTCGTCCGACAAATCCACTTCGATGTAAGGGACGGGCGTATCGTCGCCCTGGCTCAAAGCCTGCATGACGCGCTCATGGCCGTCGATGAGATACTGACTGCGGGCTGATACGATAACAGGGGCGATCCATCCCAATGTATCAAGACTGCCCTTCACCGCCTCGCGCTGGTCCATCGGATGACGCCGCGGGTTTTGAGGATTCGCGATAAATTGATCAGCGGGCAATGTGCCGTATTTGGTGATGCGATTCTGCCATTGCGCCATGGGTGCAGTCCTGATAGATGTGTGTCGTTTTGTTCACACTATATCACAAACGCGCAAGAGTCAAAAAAGCCCCCTGCGATGCAAGCAAGGGGCCCGTTCGGTGATCTCAAGAAGGGGGTGTATGGGGATAGTATAGCGCCTTATGCTCCGCCGCGCCATTCCTTCAGCCACGCATCAATCAAATCATCCCCCATCTGATCCACTCGGCGGCGCGGGCTGAGGGGCGACAGGGTGTAGAGCACGGGCGGCGGCGTGTGTATGTCGCGCTCAATCCCAAGAGACAGCAGGTCTATCGGATCAACGTCAAAGAGCACTTGCGGTGGCGGTTTGCACGGCGTCGCCTCAATCTTCGCCACCTCGTCATGGCCCCAGAACAGCGCGCCGCAGGTCTGGCAGCGGCGCAATCCGCTCGGCATACTTTCAAGATCGTGTGTCATGCCAACACCTCGTACAATTTTTGCGCCCATGACGGGCGCTCTGGAAACGCGGCGACCTTCTCGCGCAGGCCGCTCGGCGTCCAGACGCCAATGATCCATTGACCGCCCTCCCCCGCGAGATGTGTAAAACGAATCGTCTCACCAATCAATTCGCCGCGCAGTGTGAGCGATGCCCCCTCGACATTGACAAGCGTCATCACCAGGCCATCGGGGATGAGCGATTGAGGCAGAAGCGGCACGCCGTACAATGTGCGCGGCGTGTGGACAGGCGTCCAGGTGTACAGCTTGCGATTGTGCGTATGGGTGATTGTGGTCATCGTGTGTCTCCTAATAGTCTCCACGTGTGGAATATTCATCGGGTTAATCTTCGTCATCGTCATAGCGTTTAGATTGCCCCAGGAAGTCAGCCGCACTCTCGTGGAGATGTGAGCTTGCCTTTTGAAAATGCTCCTCATTCCAAGAGGGCTGAGAGCGCAAAGAGGTGAGGTCAAGTGTTGAGAGCATCGTGATGTGGTCAAGAATCATCGCAAGCGATTCTTGCAGCTTAGCAGTCAATCGCGCTGTGGTAATCACAGGAGGGCGATATCCTTTGTTCCATTTAGCGCGATACAAAAGCATCGCTTCAACCAGAAATTCGCGATCAGACATGTTTTCTTTGTCGCGTAAATGTTCCACAAATTCAATCACATCTCCCTCCCTTGCGCCCTGTGTTGGATCATCAGGGCGCAAGCTATTGAGACGCGTTTGAATGAGGGCGTGTTTGCCTTTAGGTTTGTTGCTAGGCTTGCGCGTGCGTTTCTTTTTGATCGGATCGAACATTAGTGTTTTCCTGCCATCTGAGCCCGACGCGTCAACCAAATTTTGAAGGCTTCGGCTCCCCCGCGTACTGTTGCCAGATGGATATTTTGTGCGAAGTCTGCCATATGCGTATAGCGATGCTGGAAAATGCCATCTTTGGGATTCGCGAGGAAGTCAAATAGCAATCCGCCGCCGCCGCCGCTCACCACAATATGATTGAAGTTGCGACCCCCTGCCATACTGTCATGATAGACAAGCTGCAACTCATCAAGAAGACGGGCGACGGAATTAAGAACGGCCTGTTCAACCGCGAACACTTCATTTGCAAGAGTGATTGAGCGAGTACGCAAGCCCTCCTGGAGCATGTTATCAGGGATTGAGCGAAACCCTTTGAATTCGTTAGGGTATAAGCTTTTGAGTTCCACTTTGAACGTATCGATCACGTTCTGAATTCCAAGATCGAATACCGCTGCGCTTTCATAGAGAGGCTCAAGTCGCATGTTATCCCCCACCATGACAGGGGTGAGACTTGAAATCTTGCCACCGCAATCAGCGACAAGAAGACGCTGCCCTGGGGCAATGCTATGAGGGTTATACTCTTGCCCTGGAAGAGACATAAAGCGTAGCAAGCCGCCCGCGGGCTCGTCAAACGGACTGATTTCGCGCACAACAAATGTGATTTCTTTGCCCTCAACATTCTTGAGGACGTGCTTCCCACCGATCAAATCCAACATCTGATCAACATAGGGGATGGCGTCAGGAGGATGAGCAATCGCAACAGTGAGATTGTTATGTCCTTCAGGCCAACGACGCAGCATCATCGCGCTAATCACAACGTCCCAATACCCCGCGACGTACTTCCCTGCGCCCGTGACGCGTTTCACCGTGCCGGATTGAAGCGCCATATCTCCCACGACATAGGGGAGACCGTTCTTCTCAAACACAATGCTGTTGCGCGTCGTCTGTGGTTGATATTTGGCCCGATGAACCATTGCGGCGTAGGACGCAGGGGATAACTGCTGCAAGGCATGGGTAATCACATTCTCTTTACCAATGCCGCCGATGACCATATCTTTTAACAGAGAGTTACCTGCGTCGACAACCCAGAATGCTTCTGGGTCACGGGTTTTTGTTGCCATTCTCAACTCCTTGATAAGTCTGTAACTAGCGTATTCAATCGTGTAACCAGTGTAACAGATTTCTCTAAAGAGTGCTAATCACAGTTTTCAAACAACAAAAAGGGACGCATCATCGCGCCCCTTCTCCCCCACTTACAGCCCGTGCTTGCGCATCACGGTGTGATATTTTGCCGCCCGTCGCTTCTCGCGGCCCTCCGGTGTGCTGCGATGGCGAGACTGACACAGACGCGTACAGTAGAGCCGATAGCCCTTTAGCGACGGGGTAAAGAGCGTGTGACAGTTCTTACACTCTCTTTGGGTCACCACGACATGCACACGAGAAGCGCGGCGGGAGGCATTCAGCGCACGCCGCTGGCAACCTTTTGAGCAGTATTTGTACAGCGGCCCCTGATGGGTTACGCCGCACGTCTGGCAGACAGAAGGATTTTTGCGCGCTGCCATCATACGCCCTCTTTCATCATGGCACGGGCTACATTCAATTGCGCAATGAGTTCATTGACTTGATGCGGTGTATCCAGCGAAAATAATGTATGAATAAAAACGCGTCCGTCGTCATGAACAAAAACGTCTACGCGCCGTGATGGGGATATAAGCTCTGTAGACGCCGCGCAACGCTCTTGTTCAATGATAACTGCCATCGTCCCCGGCGTATCCTCATGCATCGCTTTGGCCGCGAGTTCGCGGTATTCGCTCTCCGTCATTTCGTGTCTCCCTCAAAATCTTCTAATTGATCTTTGATGGCTTTGCATACTCTCTCAAAAGCGCGATCAAACGTCTTATCAATCGCCCGCCAGAATGTCCCCGCGCCGCCAGCCAATCGATGAGATGATTCGGAGTATCTGAGAACCAACTCGACAATCGTATATGCATCGCCCTTGGGGATATTCAGGAGAGACGTGCGTATGAAGAACGTCTCCTCTGAAATGACCACGCACGATGCATGGCGCTCTTTCTCGGTCATTTCGTGTCTCCCTTTGCTTTACGTCTGATGAGATTGGCCTCAGTTCCGCTCACGCGCCCTGATACGCTGCTGTGTTTATTGGGGCGTACCCATGCGACATCGTAATCACTATCGGCGGTCATTGCGGCGTCTTTACCTGTGTCTTTTGTGAAGCCGTTCTTCGCAGCGAATCCCACATTGCAACGAGGGATCGCATACATGTGATAGACCGTGACACGGCACAATGGATTGAGGAGAGGGATGTATTTCTTCAAGAGGCGCTGCCCCATCTCGTCAGCCCCGCGCGCATCGCCCACAACGAAATTATCTCCGTTGACAAGGGCGCTGAGAATGTAAGGCATGTAATGTAAATCGAACTCCTCTTGTGTCAGATCGAGATGCCCACTGATCATGCATGTTGTCATTTCGTCTCTCCCTTCGCGATCTTGTCTTTACGCATCACAGTCTTGCTCGGCTCGTGCCAGATGTAGTGTTCTTCGGTGCGGTCCTCTAAGCGCTTCAATCCGTTGCGCATAGCCTGATTCATCATGGACCAGTCCAGTCCGATGAACGCCGCCATGCCGCCCAATGTCACAAGGCAGTCAAAGAGTTCACCCGCTGCGTCCTTCCGCTGTTCTTCGAGGGGCGGAAAGGCATAATCAACTGAGATATTGGCGGCGTCATTGGCAAGCCTGAACAAGATGCGGCGGAACTCTGTCTTAAATTCATCAATCTCTTCGTTGACCTTTTCAACAGAGCCTTCTTCTGTCAGCCGCCCGCCGAAGCGCGTTACGTACACATGGCTGATTGTCATGACACGTTCAAACAGATTGGCGGCGTTTGTGAGCGCGGTCAGCTCGTCACTTTTGCGGGCGATAATCGCTTCATAGGCGAGGACTTGCTTTTCAAGTTCGATGATGCGTTCTGTGTCGGTCATTCCGGCCTCCCAATCGTGACAACGGTCATTGACGCTCCGCGCTGAAGATTGATTGTCGCTTTGACCGTCACGCGGGTTTGAATTGTCTGAGCGCAGTCCTGCGCAATCTGCTGAATCATGCCCTCCATATCTCGAATATCGCCCCTGCCGCCTTTATAGCTCAAGATGTAATGCTGCAAGCTATCGACCTCCAGAAAGAGGGTGCGGGGATGATACGAAATAATGATGAGACTGCCCTCTTGCGGATTGCCGCTGATGGGGCACATGCCAGAGAACGGGATTGTATGGCGTGAATGTGTCGTGATATACGGGCGTGTGTTTGGTTGCGTGAGAAGCATTAGAATAAGACCCCTTGCTTGCGTGGGAGTGAATACGGATGATAATGCGGTGTCGTCTTGAAACGATCTAACCAAGCGCGGGTAAGCTGCGTATGACGCGCCCGTTCAAATCCCAACTGATCAATTGCCGGCTTCATGTAGGTGTTATCGCGCCATTCGCCATAGCCCCATTGCCCAAAGATCGGATGTGTGGTCGGTCCTACGCTATCAGTGCTTACCTTGATCCCCCATTGCTGGCACTCCCATAACAGCACGCCTAAAGCCTTCGGATAAATTACCCCCCAGATGTGAATGTGCTTAATCCCTTCTTTGCCGAGAAAGGGCACAACCAAGGCCACTGTTTCACGGAACACGGGCATCATCACGGCGGGCATCTTGCCGATAATGCACCACCCACCGAAGCCGAAGTAATCCCCCGCTTGCATAAAGGGCATGAGACGTTTGGCGCATCTGAGATACTGAGGCGCGTCAACGCCCTGCGCTGAGACGACCAGAGAGTAATGGAAATCGCGATGCTCATTGAGAAATTGCGCAGCCGCGACGGTCGTATCAACAGCAGATTCAGCATCCAACACCGACCAGCGGCGTTTAAAGCGATTGCCGTTATCCCAAACCTCGTCTATGAGAAGGTCATAGGTTGCCCGATGGGTGATTTGTTCCCAATAACCATAACGATGTGCGTGATTCTCTTGCCGCTTCAGAGCCTCAGAAAAGGTCAACCGCTCATTCCAATTGTCACTAAAGGCCCCGCTATCTTGAATGATTTTGACATCAGGCGCAAACCCTCCGACGCGATTCATGGTGCGCTTCTTGCGTCCGTAAACAGGGGCTATGCAGGCGTGTGAGCCTGGGGCAACTGGGGCGCGGTTCCATGTCGTCTCGCCCCCTAATCCCGCATACAAACGCACGTCACTCATTGGCGCCCCTTGTATGGCTTGCGCCAATTCTGAAATGTGCTTCGCCATACGACGTAATCGACATGCGCAATCTGCCATCCACTTTTACGCGTCGTGCGTGTGGCCTTTAAGTGTCCCTGCGCGCATTCATATTGGATCATACGCACGGTGTATCCGGTCATGTGAGCGATCTCTTGCGCGGTCATCTGGCTAACGTTCTCCCGTGTATACGCGCCCGGTGATGGGCGCTCGTCTCAGCACATTCAAGGCATAACTGGCCGCTGCATTCAATCCGATTGTTCTCCTCATAGCCCACGATGAAATTATGCTCATAGATCACACGCGGATCGTACCCACACGCTACGCATAAGTCAGGCGTAAAGGGCTTGCTAGTCCCTAAATCGAGATAATAATCAGGCGCTGGCACGGGATTGCGGGTCATATCAATTCCTCCTGTGTCAGTCTCAAGAGAGCGATGCCTATCGAACACTCGCGGCGGGTGGCAGCATCCAGGCGGGTGTCTTTGGCATCTCTCAGCAGTCGCTCCACGCGCACGCCAAAGACCGCGCTGATAAACTCCTCATAGTCCATCGCCCCCGGCCCGCCCAGGATCAGGGACCGAGCCTCCGTCTCGCGCAAGCGCTGATAGATCTCGGCATTGTTCCCGCCCTCAAAGTAAGCATCTAACGCGGCGTATAAGGGGCGGTCATTATCGAGCACCATGCGCGTGATTTGCCCCATAATCATGTGCGTCTCCTTGCGCGTGAAATCGTTGATGGACAGGGGCGCAAGCGCATAGGCCAGCGTGTCAGTCGTCACCGTATCGAGGGCGGCATTGGCCCTCTCAAACCAGTAGGCGTCATCATTGACGATCAGGCTGTGAATGATCCATTCTTCGAGACATGGCAGCGTCTCAATTTTCGTCACGTGTGGGTTTTTGGGGAGAAGATGAATTTGCGGCGTGAGCCAGTGTTGCAGCGCTGAAGGGGCGATGCCTGTACGCGAGGCCAGTGTTTCAATATTCGCGATTTGCACAAAGGGATTATCGGATTTGAGCACAGGGAGAAGCGCCCGTGCCATGTTTGACAGTTGCGCCGGGGAAGGACGATCCCCCAGTGATGACAATTCTTGATCGATCAGCACATCCACCACCGGGCGGCCGGCGTCTACCGCTGGTTGCCATAATTCAGGCTTCTCTCTGAATGTGTCATCGGGATCTTTGCCGTGTGGGGCAAACATGGCATACAGGGATACACCCTTATTGGCGGCATTCGCGGCGTGCTTTTCGACCAGACGACGCAGGGCGGTGCGGCCCGCGTCGTCTTTATCCAGACAGAACACGAGGCGCTCAATCCCCGGTTGGCACAGGAGGGCAAGCTGCTCGTCTGTCAGGCTTGTGCCCATCTGAGAGACGACGTTGTAAATGCCGCGATTAAGGGCGCTCACGGGGTCTAAGCTACCTTCTACCACGACAAGGCTAGAAAACGTCTCTATGGCCTTTGTGGATTGATTGGAAGGCGCTCTATGGATAACAGTCGATTTGTTGAATATCTCATTGGTCGCATTGTGGAGATACTTCGGCGTCTGATCCTTCTCCATTGCACGGCCCGTAAATGCCACGATGCGACCCTTTGTATCGCGTACAGGGATCATGATGCGATTGCGGAATGTGTCATAGGGCTTATCGTCTTTGCCCTGCTTGACCATGCCCGCCGCCAGCATGTCATAATCGCTGTATCCGCAGGATCTCAGATGCACACAAAGGCGAGTCCATTCGTAGGGGGCGTATCCTATGCGGGCCGCTTCAATGGTTTCGAGAGTTAAGCCGCGCTGCCCACAGAGATAATCTAAGGCGGCATCGTTGTCATACAGGCGGGCGCTATAGAATTGCGCGGCGTGTTCCATTAAGGCGTACAGGTGCTCGCGCTTGTCCTGTTTAGCTCTGTGCTCAAAGGAGAGAGGTTCAAGCGTTACCCCGGCATAACGCGCCAGTTCGATCAATGCCTCTTGCTTGCTCCACCCGTGATAGGCCATTGCGAAGTCAAACACGTCACCCCCTACCCCGCATTTACCACGGCATGTCCAGTGATCGCCCTTCACTTGAAATGAGGGCGTCTTGTCGATATGCCCCGGAAGCGGACAGCAGCATTGCATGAGAGATCCGGCGCGTTGGAGATGCGCGTATTGACTGACGTAATCCGCAAGGTCGATAACAAATTTCACCGTGTCAAAGTCGCTCATCGTTACGCCTCCTGATTGACGAATTTTGTCAGTGATGGAATCTGATTCAGTTTGACAGTGGTTTTTTCGCCCTCGCGATTTTTCAGGAAGATAAGCTCTGTTTCCTGTACGGCCAACCCTTCCTGTGATTCTTCGGTATAGAGCGCGATCACAATATCAGGGACTTTGCCCATTGAATCGCTCTCGGCTAAGTGTTCCAGGCGGGGACGGTCAACCCCCTGGCGATTCAGTTGCGCCGCGCTCACCACAGGAACGTTATGTGCCTTTGCCAGACCTCTCAAGACTGTGACCGCCTGGCTCACCATGTCCTTCGGTTTGATGGCAGGATGCGCCGGGGCGATGGCGTCGGTGCTGAGTTGATCGAAAAGAATTAAATCCGCACCATGTATCGCCATGTGTTGGTTAACTTTCCCGACGACCTGCGCCATCGTGGGGATGCCATCGAAAGTGAGATAGAAGAAACGTTCAGCGGCTTCGTGTTCAGCAATCCGATCCATGCATTCCATAAGATAATCGACTTCGGTTTTTGTAAGCTGTCCCATCTTGATCCGCTTGGAAGAAATACCCGATTCAATCGCCGCCATGCGCAGGGTCATGCTAAGAGGCGTCATTTCAAGCGGGATGGACAGGACCGTCTCATTGTTGCGCAGGGCGTTAAGCGCCAGACAATTCAGGAAGGCTGACTTCCCTGTGCCGGGGCGACCTGTCACAATCACAAGTTCCTGACGCTGCCACCCAAACGTCACATCATCAAGCGCCGTAAAGCCTGATAGTACGCCCCAGATGAGCGCATCCCCGGCCATGTGCGATTTATGCGCCGCCATTGTACGCCGCGCCAGATCGCGCATCGAATCCCGTAGGCTGACTTTGCCATGCCCATCGAGCGCTGAAACCTGTGAGGCGAGGGCGGTTGTTACCTGCAACATCTTATCCATCATTTGAGGCAGCGAGAGGCTATCATCTTCTGTGATCGTCGCAAGATCCTGTGCACCGCGCTGCGCTTTGCGTTTGACCGAGGCCTTACGGATGAGCGCCGCGCTTCCCATCACATCCCCTGTATGCGAGGTCATGAGATCTTGCAGCG